TCGAAACCTGGGAAGGACTTCCAGAGGGATGGATCACAACAAACGACAAGAAGGATTTGTGTCCAGACTGCGCTGAGCGGTACCGTGAACTTCAAAAGAAGTTCTTCCAGAAATGATAGAAAATCAAGTAGAAAATTACCTGATCAAAAAGGTATCAGCACTAGGCGGTAAAGCCTGGAAGTTTGTAAGCCCAGGAAACGCAGGCGTGCCGGATAGACTGATCACATATAATTCAAAGGCTTTCTTTGTAGAAGTAAAAAGGCCAGGCGGTAAGCCTAGAGCCCTACAAAAAGCCACAGTAGCCCAAATACGGGCAACAGGTATGAAAGTATACTGCATCAGCACAAAAGCCCAGGTGGACGAATTAACAAATCTGATGCGGTCTGGAATCATACCGGAGGAGCGACACTTTGACAGAATTTAAACCGCATGACTATCAAAAGAAGGCTATCAACTTCGGACTGGATCATAAGAAGTGTGGCCTTCTTCTCCCTATGGGAGCCGGAAAGACCGTAACCACGCTAACGATCATCAGCCTTCTAAAACTAATCGACATAGAAAAAGTTCTGATCATAGGCCCTGTGCGCGTCATAAAGAGCACGTGGCCGGAAGAAATAGAAAAGTGGAGTCACACTAAGGACTTGAGCTATTCAATCATAGCGGGTACTTCAAAGCAACGTGAGAAGGCACTGCAACAAAAGGCAGACATTTACCTCATAGGCAAAGAGAACGTTACCTGGCTAGTAGACAACAAATACTTTGACTTTGACATGGTAGTGATTGATGAATTATCAACCTTCAAGAATCCAAAAAGCCAGAGGTTTAGAGCCCTAAGAAAAGTTATGCCGCTAGCTGACAGATTCATAGGTTTAACCGGAACACCAGCCCCGAAAGGAATCCCGGATCTTTGGAGCCAGATATATTTGATTGACCAGGGAGAAAGATTAGGTCGAACATTAACTCAGTTTCGAGAAAGATATCTAATTCCAGGAAGAAGAAACGGGATGATCATTTATGACTGGAAGCCACAACAGGATGCCGAGGAAAGAATTTATAAGAAAATAAGTGACATATGCATGAGTCTGGATCAGGCAGACTGTGCCAAACTTCCACCGGTTCAGTACTTAAAAAAATCAATCGAACTACCTCAAAAAGCGATGACAGAATACCACGCTTTCAAACGTGAGAAGGTTCTGGAACTAGACAACAACGAATCACTGCTAGCAGCCAACGCTGGAGTGCTATGTGGTCAATTGCTACAAATGACATCCGGAGAAATCTATAAACGCGATCAGCTAGGAAACAAACTCGAAGAAGTAGCAACCCTTCACGCCGCTAAACTTGAGGCGCTAGACGACTTGATCGAATCCGCAAACCAGAACCCGGTGATGGTGTTTTACTACTTCAAGCACGAGCTGAAACGAATCAGGGAACATCTAAAGAAACAGAAACTGGAAGTCCGCAGCCTTGAGAACGAGGACGACGTTCGAGATTGGAACGACGGAAAGATAGACGTGCTGCTTTTGCATCCAGCAAGCGCAGGACACGGGCTTAACCTTCAACGTGGTGGACATATTGCAATCTGGTACACACTTCCAAACTGGAACCTTGAACTATATCAGCAGGCAAATGCCAGAATCTACAGACAAGGACAGAAACAAAACGTGACAATTTATCAGATCATAGCTAGAGGCACAGTAGACGAGGACATGCTGAATGCACTAGAACACAAGAACATAACACAAAAAGCCTTAATCGAAGCTTTAAGGAGGTAAAACATGACTTATGATGAATTAATTCCAGAATTAAAAACGGTGCGCTACTGCTGTCACCGTTTGATTGAACTGAATCAGGAATTGGAGGTACTAAACCACCAGACAACAGGCCTTGCAAAGTCTGGAGGAATCGAACTGACTGCAGAACAGAAAAGAAGCAAGTGGCCTATGCCGACGTATCAGCATCAGTACCACAGTCCACTCGGTTTATTTGAAGAGATATCAGCCAAAGAACAAGAACTGCATCACTTCCAGAAAAGACTGATGGATCTAAGATGGACAGAACTTCTCGATTTGCAAGACCAGAACATTCTATGGGATCTGTACATTCATAGAATCAAGGCTGTTGACGTTGCGGAGAAATATGGATACACAAGACAAGGAATGTACAAACACTTAATGGCAGAGGTAAAAAATCTGACAAAAGATTGAAGAGTTTACACTGTAAACCGCTTTCGGGTGGTATATTAGTACTTGTAAAAGAGGACCGATAGAAAAGGGCCCTCTTTTCTTTTACCCGGAGCGTCCTCCTTTCTAAAAAAACGAGTGCTTTCTAATCAACGTTAACAGCAGCTACGACAAATCATGGGATTAATTTTAGTATTTCAGCGCTCCGGGTAATCATAGACAACAAAGAAGCCTTAGAAGCTAAACAGGATAGACCTCTCATTGGAGAGAACACTGAGCTGCTAACGCTTCTTTTTTAATACAACAGAGGTGAACACACATGAACATTAGAGACATAAGAACATGCGACCTGAAGCCTTACGAGAACAACCCACGACTCAACGAAGATGCCGTCGATTTAGTCGCAGCATCTATAGACGAGTTTGGATTCAAGCAACCGATTGTGGTGGATAAAGACCTGATCATCATTGCAGGACACACCAGGTGGAAGGCGGCACAAAAGCTAGGCCTTGAAACTGTCCCATGCATCCAGGCCGACGATCTAACACCAACACAGGTGAAAGCCTACCGATTGGCAGACAACAAAGTCGCGGAAGCAGCACAATGGGACCTTGACGCTTTACAGTTTGAACTGGAAGAGCTAGACAATATGGACTTCGATATGGAACCATTCGGGTTTGAGACGGAAACCTTCGACGAGAAAATCGCAGAGGACGACAACTTCGAGCCTGAGATTTCGGAAGAGCCAACAACCAAAAGAGGACAATGCTGGATGCTAGGAAGGCACAGATTGATGGTCGGAGATAGTACCAAACGCCAGGATGTAGAAAAGCTTTGCAGCGACGCTACCATGGATATGGTCGTAACTGATCCACCGTATAACGTAGCCTTAGGACAACACATGAGACCAAGCGAAGCCAAACAGCTACACCGAAGAACCGACGGACTGGTCATTGATAACGACTCATGGGAAGATGACGAGGGCTTTATCGAGTTTTTAAAAGTAGCCTTCGAGAACATGACAGAACAGCTCAAAGCCGGAGGTGCCTTTTATATTTGGTACGCATCCACACAGAGTAAGAACTTTCTGGAAGCAGCAGAACGCGCAGGCCTAAACATCCGACAAACCTTGATCTGGAACAAGAACACATTCGCACTGGGTCGCCAGGACTACCAGTGGAAACACGAGCCATGCCTTTACGGATGGAAAGATGGCGCAGCCCATTACTTTGTCAACACCAGAAACCTTGTAACCGTACTCGAAGACACAGAAAACCTGGACATTGATGGCATGAAGAAGGATGAACTTAAAAACCTTCTAAAATCAATCCTGGGGGGGTGCAAGGACACAACGATTCTGGACGAGAAGAAGCCCACGAAATCAGATCTGCATCCAACCATGAAACCAATTCCAATGCTTGCAAGACAGATCAAGAACAGCAGCCGAACTGGAGAAAATGTGCTGGACCTATTCGGAGGTTCAGGCTCCACTCTTATGGCTTGCGAACAGCTAGGACGGAGGTGCTTCATAATGGAGTATGATCCACACTATGCCGATGTAATTATCAAGCGCTGGGAAGATTACACCGGAGAACAGGCGGAGTTAATCGAGGATGCCCGCTAAGGGACTAGCTGGGCGCACGAAAAGTGAAGCGGCAAGACAGCGCAAAGACCCAATGCAAAACCTGAAGCCATTCACGAAAGAGAATGCAGCAGAGATGGGACGCAAGGGCGGAGCCGCAAGCCAGAAAGTCCAGAAAAAGAAAAAGAAGCTGAAACAATGCCTGGCCGCAATCCTAGAGTTGGAGCCAAGCGAAAGAAACAAAGAAAAGCTGATCGACATGGGATTAGAGGACGAGGAACTCAGCAATCAAATGCTTTTAGCTGCAACCATGTTCAATAAAGCCACACGCGGAGACGTAAGGGCAGCAGAATTCATTCGAGACCTTACAGGACAGCAACCAGTTACGAGTCTAGACAGAGCCAGAACGAAGCTGATGAACGCACAAGCGGAACAAATCAAGAGACAAGGCGACCCTTCTAAAGAGATTACAAAACTGGATCTTTTATTGAAAGCTATGGACACAGTAGCCGGAGACGATAGTGGAACTAACTGAGAAACAGAAAGAGTTCTGGAATCATAAACCAAGCCGCTGGAATATAAAAGAAGGGGCTACACGTAGCGGAAAGACCTGGCTGGACTATTACATCATCCCGAAACGGATTCGAGCTATAGAGGGCCTTCCAGGCCACGTGTTTCTCATAGGAAACACAAAGTCGACACTTGAAAGAAACGTTCTAGAACCCATGCGAGAATTATATGGTCCAGAACTAGTTGGAAGAGTAAGACCAGACAACACGGTAAAGCTTTTCGGTCGTATGTGCTACGCAATAGGCGCAGACAAAGAAAGCCAGGTCACAAAGATACAAGGGGCCTCAGTAGCGTACTGCTACGGGGATGAAGTCGTAACCTGGAACAAAAAAGTTTTTGACATGCTAAAGTCGCGTCTAGACAAGCCTTATAGCTGCTTTGACGGAACATGCAACCCGGACAACAAGAACCATTGGTTTTTAAAGTTTCTAGAATCAGGAGCCGACATCTTCCGACAGAAATACACGATTGAAGACAACCCGTTTCTTCCAGAGGAATTCGTGGAGAACTTGAAACTCGAATATCGAGGGACAGTCCTATACAACAGATACATACTAGGAGAATGGTGCAACGCGGAAGGGCTACTCTTTCCACAGTTTGCAGACAATCCAGACGAGTGGGAAGTCAAAGGAGAACTCCCACTTTTTAACATGATCAATATAGGCCTGGACATAGGTGGAACACGTTCACACAGTAGCCTGATCGTAACGGGAATCACGGCAGACCTTTCTGAGATTGTAACCTTTGCAGAGCGTAAAGTCGTACACGCTAAAGGAACTATAGATGCCGAAAGACTTTGCACAGAGACGGTCGACCTGATCAGAGCTTTATGGATTCAAGGCTTCGTGGTATCAAGCGTTTTTGTAGATAACGCAGAACAAGTCATTTTGAACAGTATACGAGTAGCCGTACAAAGGGCAGGCTTTCCAACCAATGTGATGGATTGCCGCAAGATAGATGGAAAGACAAGGATTCTGACCTACAACATGATGCTGAACCGACACAAGATGAAGTTCCAGGCGGTACCTATGGTGGTCGAAAGTTTGAGCACAGCCCTATACGATACAAAATCGAAGGAAGACAAGATTCTGGATGACTTTACAACCGACGTCGATACATTCGACGCTCATTTCTATAGTTGGTCAACATATATGGACCTGATCACAGGAAGGAGAACTTAAATGAGAATTTTATTCACAATACTAAAGGACTTAGGATATCCTGTGAGCCAGGAAGTCCAAGACTACTACAACAAAATTCAATTCTGGAACGATTGGTGGAAGGGCTACGTTCAAGAATTCCATAAATACGAGATCAAGAACGAAAACGGAAACAGTCGCCAAGTAAAACGCAAGCAAATGCGAATGGCTAAGAAAATCTGCGAAGACTGGGCCGATTTACTTCTAAACGATAAGACTCGAATTCTTGTAGAGTGTGATGACCACGGAACGAGCATCACGCAAGAATTTCTGACCGGAGACAAAGAGGACCAGAACGGCGGAGTTTTAGGAAACAGCAAGTTCTGGAAGCTAGGAAACAAAGCGGTCGAGAGAGAATTCGCACAAGGGACCGTGTGCTTCTATCTGCAGCTTGTAAAGCCAACAGTAAACAAAGGACAGCTAAGTGCCCAGAGCGTACAAATCAAAGCTATCAAGGATGCACAGAAAATAGTGCCGTTGACCTACGACGAGGAAGATATCTCAGAAATCGCATTAGCTAGTGAGTATACGCAAAACGGGGAAAGCTTTATGTACATCCAGGTCTTCAAGCAAGAGCAAGAAGGCTATCAAATCTACAACCACTACTTCAAGATCAACAATGTGGCAGGAGACGCTGTAGGCTATGAAAGAGTATCAGCACCACACGGCGAAGCAATCAGTTACAAGCTACCTTGTAAGCCTTTTGTGATCCTAAAGCCCAATATTGAAAACAACATAGCAGACGTACCATTAGGGATGTCAATCTACGCAAACGCAATCGACATGCTGGAAAGCTGCGACTTGGCATACGACAACTTATTCATGGATACTTTGCTAGGAAAGAAAAAGGTTTTCATGGATCAGGCATTATTTAGCATGAAGCCAACAGCCTACGCGCTAAACGATAAAGGTGAACGAGTACCCGTAAGGCAAGAGCCAGACGTCGGTGCAACTTTGGAGAAATCTCTATACGTAAGTACGGGAACACAAGTAAGCCCAGACAAGCCTCGACTTTTTGAGGAATACAATCCCAGCCTTCGAGTTGACGAGAACAAAGAAAACGTTCAATTCAATCTAAATCTTTTATCAAGCAAATGCGGACTCGGGCAAAACCGATACCAGTTCAGCATCCAGAACATGACCACAGCAACGCAGGTTCGTGCAAGCAATAAAGAGCTAACAGAAAGCGTCTGGAAGCAACGTATCGCAATCCAGGACGCCCTTACAGAGCTAACGAGATCGATTATCATTCTAGGCAAAGAGAAGTGCCACATATCCGGGCTTGATCCAGACGTTCGCATCACAATTCAATTTGACGACACCATGTTTTCAGATGAGGAAGCGGAGCGCCTAAGAATGCTTCAGGAAATCTCGGCCGGCATCCTACAGAAATGGGAATATCGCGTCCGATACTACGGAGAGGACGAAGAAACAGCCAGAGAGATGACCGGAGAAACAGAGAACCCGGCAGACAGAATTCAAAGTATGTTCTTCCAGCAAGAAGGAACACAAATCGAAGAGGGGCCAGAGGGTGAAGCCTAATGCTAGAACCGAACTACCTGCAGAACGTAGGTGACGACCTAGAAAAGCTGTATCAGGAACTGGCCACAGAAATACTGGTGGACATAGCGGAGCGGATCAAGATGAATCAGGACGCTATGACAAGCACAGCGGAGTATTTAAACAACAAACTAAAGCAACTCGGTTTGCAGCAAGACTGGATTAACAAAAGACTAGCTGAAATACTTCACACTTCCGAAGAAGAAGTCGACCGGATCATGCAACAGAGTGCTTATAAAAGTATCCGCGATACCTTCGACAGACTAGAGGCTGGAGGATACGACACAAGTGGCTTAGAATTTTCGGATCAGATCAAAAAAGGAACATCAGCACTGTGGGGAGATATCCAGAACCTAACAAGGACCACAGCGCAACTGGCTAGCGACACTTTTATGAGATACTACGACATGGCTTATCTTCAGGTATCAAGCGGAGCTTACTCACTAGATCAAGCAACCGCAAACACAATAGACAAGCTATGCAGAGAAGGCCTAACAAAAGTATCCTATCCAAGCGGTGCTCAACGATCAATCGAGGCGGCCGTTCGATTGGCAGTACGAACCGCAGTAAACCAGAACGCACTGGCTTGCGAGAAATCGGTCATTGATGAGCTAGATATAAATCTAGTACAGACAAGTGCCCACATGGGGGCCAGACCAAGCCACGCAGCCTGGCAAGGGAAAGTGTTCTGGGTAAACTATCCGGAAGGAAATTACGAGAACTTTTATGAAGCCACAGGATACGGAACAGGCGCAGGACTTGGCGGATGGAACTGTAGGCATTCATTTACTGCATACTTTCCAGGAATAAGCGAGGATTACAACAAGCCTGTAAATCCCAAAGAGAATGAAAGAATATACCAGATGGAGCAAAAGCAAAGGTCCTACGAAAGAAACATGAGAAAGTGGGACAGAGAGCGACGTGTGAAGGCCGCAGCAGGGCTAGACACGACGAAAGAGGATTACTGGTATAAATACAACAAGATGAGACTGAAAGAGCTTGTGGACGCTTCTAAGGGCCGATTAAAGAGAGACTATTCAGCTGAGAAGATAGGCGGAACAAAAGGAAGACCTTACAAGCCTGTAAGAAGACCAAAAAGACGCGTTTCTTCATCACCAAGTTATAGCAGTCTTGGTGAGATTGACCCCAAAAAATATGGGGACCCTGAAAACTTAAACACAACTAAAACGATATTCACTGATGAAAGAGCAATGCACATAAAAGAAAGGCATCCAGATATATACGAGCTTGTTGTAAAACACGCAAAAGATATATTGGAAGACCCGGATGCAACATATCAAGAAGTGGGACGAGAAAACACAGTATGGGCCGTTAAACAAATAGATTCAGAATCAGGAAAAAGCGTACAAATGGTTATCAAGTTATCGCAAGGTTCAGAGGCAACCGAAAAGAACAACTCAATAATTACAGCCTATACAATTAACGCAAAGAGATTTATCACCAAAGAGAAAAAAGGGAAAATCAAACTGCTTTACAAAAAAGAAAATTGATGCCATACTATGAATACAGGATGGGCATCTGAAGTGGGTAAAAGATGCGTCTCACACGCCGAAGTGGCCAAAAGGGTACCCGGGTAAGCATCACCGGGCAGAGGTTCATCTTAAGAGCCGTGCTAGAAATAGCGCGGTTTTTTAGTAGATAGGAGGCAGAACATGTCGGAAGACTTCAGAACGATATACAAAATTCTATCAATTCTGCAGAAATCAATGGACTATGAGGTCGTAGACATCCGAAGACTTTCAGTGGATAACCTAGGCATCACAGAACCAAAGAGAAAAGCAATTCTAGGCATGCTACTGAAAAATGGATACGTTGAGGGATTCCAGGTGATCCAATACATAGGAGACCCAACACCAAACATTGAAGGGCTAGAAGGTATCCGAATAACACTGAAGGGTCTAGAATACCTAGAAGAAAACAGCTTGATGCAGAAAGCCGCAAGACTTGCAAAAGGAATTGCAGAAGTACTATAGAACACAACTAAACAAGGACAAGAACCGTGCTAGGAATGGCGCGGTTTTTATTATGCCCTAAGCACGGCATATAAAAGGCTTGAATACCCCTCGGTACGGGATATAAAAGGCCGGACTCGATACTGGAGTGAACCAGATATAAAAAACGCAGGAGGACAAAAATGGAGTTTTTAAAAGAAATCTTAGGTGAGGAATTGTACGCACAGGTTGCAGCTAAGCTAGAAGGAAATAAAGACGTAAAATTAGCAAACCTTGCCTCAGGAGAATACGTCTCGAAAGCAAAATACGAGAGCGACATGCAAGCCAAAGAAACGCGCATTCAAGAGCTTACACAAAGCGTCAAGGATTTTGACGGAGTAGACGTAAAACAACTACAAAAAGACGTCAACGACTGGAAAACAAAATACGATCATGACTTGGAAGAAACAAAACGTGACAGCGCAATTCGTTTAGCTATCGCGAAATCTGGAACCTTATCTGAAAAGGCCTTGATGGGGTTACTAGATAAAGACAAGATCAAGTTTGATAAAGATGGAAAATTAACAGGACTTGACGAACAAATCGAAGCTATCAAGAAAGAAGACAGCTTCTTATTTAAGGCGGCAGAGCCAAACAAGCCAAAAAATGGAAACGACGTCGTGCTTGATGGAAATCACGAAGGAAGTCCGAAACCAGAGGCACCAACAACTCTAGCCGCAGCCATTTCAGAACACTACAAAAAATAGGAGGAACTAAAAGATGCCAATTACATTAGAGCAATCAAAAGTCGGTTTAGCCGATCACGTAGACCAGCAGGTCATTGATGAGTTCCGTAGGGACTCTTTTATTTTGGATCGTTTATCATTCGATAACTCAGTATCACCAGGAACTGGTGGCTCAACATTAACTTATGGCTATTTACAATTAAAAACACCATCAGTGGCTGAGGGTCGTAAATTGAATAGCGAATACACAGCAGGAGAAGCTGTAAAGACTCAGAAAACTACAAACTTAAAAATCTTCGGTGGAGCTTACGAAGTAGACCGTGTATTAGAAGACACAGCCGCAAGCTCAGAAATTGCATTCCAATTAGCTCAGAAAATCATTGCAGTAAAGAACAAATTCCACTATGACTTCATTAACGGAAAGTCAACAGCCAAAGGAACTGCTGCAACAGATAACACAAGCTTTGATGGTTTGGATGTATTAGTAAAGGGGACAAATACGGAAGAGAAAAACGCAGATGCGGCCTTTGATTTATCGACAGCAGCAAAGATCAAAGAAAACGCAGATGCCTTCACTTTTGCATTGGATTCTTGGTTATCAACTTTCTCTGTAAAACCAGACGCTTTATTAGTAAACCGCAAGACAGCTACGGTTTTAAAGACAGTCGCTAAAATGCAAGGATACTACACAAGATCAGAGAACAGCTTCGGCCAAGGTGTAGACAACTACGACGGAATCGCAATCGTTGACATGGGAGAATATTACAATGGATCTAAATCCTTGATGTGCGTACCTATCGACGACTCAACAGGAACAACAAGCATTTACGCTGTAAAATTCGGACTAGATGCCGTGCACGCAGTAAGTCCACAAGGACAAAAAATCATTCACCAATACATGCCAAACTTAAGCGAACCAGGAGCCGTTAAAAAAGGAGAAGTAGAAATGATTGCTTCAATCGTTTCTAAGGATACTACAAAAGCCGGTGTATTCCGTAATGTACAAGTAGCTCCTGTCGCAATGTAAGGAGATAAAGTATGATCCTAAGCTTTGAGGAATACACAGCCTTAGGTGGAACGCTACTGGATGAAGTAGAATACGCACAGATAGAACCAAGAACCGAAAGCCTTCTAGAAGCCTACATTCGAGAGAAGATTCCATACTGGAAAGTTCAGGCTTTGGAAGACTACGACATGGATTTAAAAAAAGCAGTCCTATACCAGATAGACTTCATAGAAGCACATGGCGGCATGGACTGCTTCGTAGGTTCTAGCGATATGAACTTCACAGGCGCAACCACAAGCGGTTTCTCGTATTCCGTAGATAATGCAAAAACGATAAGGTTCCATGACATACCCTTATCAAGCCTAGCAGTATCAGAGCTTGACTATCAATTACTCAAAGCAGGACTAGCCTGCCAGGCGGTATGGTAAAAAGCCCGAGATGGCTTAGGCCGCACACAATAAAAGTCATGAACATTCTAGGCGAAGAAAACCTGGAAGAAATTATGTCAACAGCAACGGTCCAACACGTAAAGGTTTCCAAAACAAAAGCCCGGACTTATGGACAGACGGGCGCCAGTAATTCAGATACGATTCTCATAACGATAGACGTGAACGATTATAAAGCAGACAAGGTTCTAGTTTCCCCTTCAGAATTTAAGACGCCAGATACTCAATTCACAATTAGAACCGGGGACCGTATCGAAGCACACGGTGACATTTACGAGATCACAAATGTGAATATCCTAAACCCCTTGAGAAACACACCAGAATTCATAGAGGTAACATGTGAGTGAGTATCATCTAAAAGTTATAGTTGATATCCCGGTGGCACAGCTACAGGCCAGAGGAACGAAAGCGCTCCGCCGATCTAGATTGAAACTAAAGCAGCTTATCGTTCAAGACACGAACAAAAATGTGCCTATTGGAAAAGGAACGCTGAGAACATCAGCTTTAAGATGGGCCGCACAGGATAATGACTGGATCATATGGGATACACCTTATGCACACTTCCAACATACAGGAAGGGTGATGATTGGAACTCATAGCCACAGTCCATGGGCTAAACACGGAGAAACAAAAGTCTATACAACTAGAAATTTGAGCTATAGACAAGGAGGCTCGGAGTGGTGGCCTAAGACTTTGAAAGCAAGAAAGAACGCCTGGATGGAAGGTGCTAAAAAGTTTTTTAAGGAGGAATTCAGATGATCATAAAGCTGGAAGACGTAAAACAAATTGAAGACGGGCTGTATAGCTTTTTTTCTTCAATCAATATCAACAACATACCGTGGTGCCTGGAGTACTTTAACGACTCCAAGCATACCGCCTTGCTTTTCAAAAGTAGTGGCTACACGGAAGAAATAGAACACTATCTGGGTGGTGGCTATAGAGCTACATACCCTTTTGAAATTTACATTCAAGCAAGCAGAAAGGACACGAAAGCACGTCTGGACTTATCCCGAATCCTGTATGCACTAGTACAGGCACTCGCGGAAGAGGAGGAGCAAGGTTTTCCAAATCTAGCACTGGATGAAGCGATACCACAAGAGGTCACGCTCACAACGCTACCTTCAGACTACACGGGAGAAGAGGCCACGCTTTCAACTTTCTACTGCTCTATGACATTAACCTATGAAAAGAAAGGAAGGTTTGAATAATGGCAGCAGCAGAACTACCTAAAAGAGAGATCAAAGTCGAAGAGAATCTACATTACGTGAAATTCACAGGCTCAGAAAGCTACGTTCTAGCCAACAAAGGACTGACTAACTGGGAGCAAGCCATGAATGCTACAACAGATGATGGCGTGCAATATATCGGAGAAGCAGGAAGCCAAAGCCAGGTTACAGGCTATGCGCCTACAGTATCTTACGAGGGCCGAGCATATCCTGGGGACGCCTTTAACTACTGGCTATACTTGCAAGGTAAAGAACAGAAAGTTGGTTCTACTTTTGAAGAAATCGAAGTAGAAACATGGAACGAGAAAACAGCTAAGTCTGGTGACTTTGTAGCATATCAAAGAATCTATGAAGTGCAACCAGACAACCCAGGAAGTGGAGAGGCCGGAGCTAAGCTAACATGCTCTGGAACATTCGCACAACAAGGCGATCAGGTAAAAGGAACGTTTAACATTAAGACGAAAACATTTACCGCAGACAGCGCCACAGAGTAAAGCACTTAACAACATAAGGAGGACATCATGGAACTAAAGTTAAAAAAGCAGCTATTAAAAGAAATCGACATTGACGGACACAGATTCTTAGTCGATGTAAAGGACACTTCTAAAATTGAAGCTCTAGAAAATTGGGCAACAGAACAGAATTCTCTAAACAAATTCGGAAAAGAATCGCTAGAGGAATGCCCTGCTTTGATTGATAAGATTCTAGGAGATGGAGCCTTTGAAACGCTATTCAGAGGGTATGAAGAAAGCTCGGCACAATATGAGCTTTGCTTCACATTACACAGCATCTTTCAGGATGAATTTTTAAAGGATCAGCAGGCAAAAGCTGCGGAAGAAGAAAAGAAAAATCTGGACAAAATCGACAAGCTTTGCGAATCTATGGACAAATTTAACAGGACATTAGAATACGCAGACAAACGATACGGAGGAAGAAATGTTGTGGCTAAAGAGAGAAGATCTTCCGGAAAGCGTAGACGTTAACGGAACGATCCTCCCTATCTTTGCAGACTTTAGAACCTGGGTCCGAGTTGACAGCGTTATACAAGATAACGCAATACCAGAGGAACTGAAGCTGCCCGTTATTTGTGATCTAATAGGAATCAATCCGTTTGCCTTTAAAGACGATCAGAAAGACCTATGGGATGCAATAATGGGCTTTTATTTTTGCGACAAAAAGCCTAAAGAGTCTTATGCCAAGACAAACGGACGACAAGGCTATCGGTTCGAATACGATATGGACCTTATATATGCAGCGTTTAGACAGCAGTACAATATAAATCTTTTAGACGCCAAGCTTCATTGGTTTGAATTTAAGGCGCTTTTTAACGCACTAAGCGACGACACCATGCTCATACGTGTTATTGGGTACAGAACCAGAGACACTTCAAACCTAAAAGGGGAAGAGAAGAGTCATGCGCAGCGTCTAGAAAAGTATTACCGCCTGCCTGAAGACAAAGGACCAGAAAAGGAAAGAACACCGCAAGAAATAGAAGCAGAACTTCTGGCCAGATTAGAAACCTAGGAGGTTGAAAAATGGCATCAGGAGCTGATGGAACAATTAAAGTCAAATTAGGACTTGACGACAGCGAATACAAAAGCGGTCTTAGCGGAGCGCATAAAAGTGCGGAAAGCTTCGCAGACAAAGTGAAGTCAACCTTCGTGGGCGCAACAGTATTCAAGGCTGCCAGCAAAGGTTGGGACTTAATATCTGGATCAATCGGAAAAGCAACCGCCCGATTAGATGCCATGTCAAAAGCTAAACAAGTTATAGGAGTTTTAGCAGGAAGCAGCGAAAAAGCTGCGAAGGTTGTAAATAACTTAAGTGATGCTGTAACGGATACCGCATATGGACTAGATACGGCAGCCACTTCGACACAAAAACTGGCTACATCAGGACTGGGATTAGATAAGTCTACTCGAATGGTAAAAGATATGATGGATGCCGTTTCCTTTTATGGAGATGGAACAAACGAAACCTTGGCCAATACAGTAGATGCAATTGCAAAGATGAATGCCTCTGGTAAGATTTCAGCCGATCAGTGGCAACGTTTGACTGACGCAGGAATTCCTGTTTTAAAGATTTTCGCAGAAAAAACGGGAAAGAGTATGGAAGAAGTATCAGACGCCTTTTCTAAGGGTCAGATTAGTGCGCAGGAATTCAATGATGTACTGATGGACGCGCTAGAGAACGGGACAGAATCCTTTCCCGCAGTAGCAGGAAAAGCCAAAGAGATGGCCGGAAGCTTTGCGACAAGCTTCACGAATATGTCGGCACGTATCGCAATCGGCATTGCAAATATCATCACGGCCTTCAATGATTTTTTAGCTGATAACAGCCTACCCACAATTCAAGAAATGATTGCAAACTTCGGGTCAGTAATCAGAGACGGATTAAACTGGATTGCTGAAGAAGTTCCGAAAGTACTGAATGCACTAAAAGAATTTTTTGCACCAACCGCGGAAGCTATAAAAGCAGCAACAGAAAAAATTCAGGAAGCCTGGAACAGTGTACGAGATACAATTGCACAAAAGCTAGATTCCAACGATTCTCTAGATTTTGTAAAAAGCGCTCTGGAAAGAATCAGAGATATTCTGCCAATCCTTGTAGAAAAAGTAGGGGAGTTCGTCGCAGCCTTTATCGAAAAGCTCCCGGATATTATAGACAAGGTACAAACTGTAGCAGATACGATTCAAGGACTTATGCCTTTAATTGCCGCTGTAGCCGGAGCTTTTGCAGCTTGGAAAGGAATCAAGGCTGTTAGCGACATTGCAAATACAATCGGGGATGCCGGAAAGAAGATCAAGACATTCAGTAGTCTAGTATCGAAGGGCTCCGGATTGATTGATGGCCTAGCCTACGCTGCATCATCAGGAACGGGCGTATTTGCGAGTATGGCCGAATCCTTCACACTAGCTGGCGGAGGCCTTTCAGGATTAAGCGCAGCTCTAGGAGTAATCGGTGGGCCTATCACATTAGTGATCGTAGCTATCGGAGCACTAGTAGCAGCGTTTGTATATCTTTGGAATACAAGCGACGGATTCAGAGAGTTCTGGATCAATCTATGGGATGGCGTAAAGGAAACTACTGGACAAGTAATAGACGGGATCGTTAATTTCTTCACAGTAACAATTCCAGAGGCGTGCCAAAGTTTCGTAGACGCAGCACAGAACCTGGCTACACAAGTAGTGGAGTTTTTTACGGTAACAATTCCTGAAGGCGTAAACACCCTAGTGACAAATATTCAAACGTTTTTCGGGACAACAATACCTTACTGGATCGGATACGCTGTAGGATTTATTTTAGGAAAATTAATCGAATGGGGTGCAAGCCTAGTGCAATTCGTAACGCAGGACATCCCGCAGTTTATATCTGGAATCGTCGAGTGGTTCACCCAGCTACCTGGCATGGTTTGGACATGGCTTCTTGAGACAATCAACAAGACAGCCGAGTGGGTGAGTCAAATGATCCAGAAAGCCGTTCAGGCAGGGCGTGACTTTGTATCAAATGCGATCAACTTTATCTCACAATTACCTGGTAAAGTATGGACTTGGCTATCAAGTACAATCAGCAATGCTGCAAGTTTTGCAAGTCAGTTTGTACAGCAAGCGATTCAAGCAGGACAGAATTTCTTCAATGGAATTGTAAACAAGGTAAGAGAAATACCCGGTCAGATGCTATCTATTGGCTCGGATATCGTAGGCGGTATTAAACGAGGAATCAACAACGCATGGAGTGGATTGACTGGATGGCTTGGAAATATGGCCAAAGGCCTTATTGACGGCGTAAAAGGGGCCCTAGGAATCGGGTCGCCTTCAAGACTGTTCGCAGATCGTATCGGTAAATGGATCCCCGCC